CAGTAATTTCTTTTATAGAAGTTAAAAACTTACTCCATTGTTCGCCTGGCGGGCAGCAATTACTTGTTATACTTAAATGTAATTGTTTGTGTGGGTTATTTTTTACATAATCAAACACCTTAAATGTATTTTTATCCATTAAAGGTTCACCGCCTGTCATACGAAATGTTTTTAATTTAGAATATATTTCAGGAAACCATTTCCAAAATGCTTCTACATATGGGTTATTCGGACTGTTATCTATTTTCAAACTGTCTACATAAGAAGGATGATTGTGTTCTTTGTCATATAATTTGTATGCGCCATATTTTTTTGTTTCTTTTAGCCATTCTGTTGATAACGAAGGGCTACAATATGCACATTTTAAATTACAAGCCTGATTAAAGTTTACTTCAACATATCTTGGTACAGGATTGCCTGTGGCTCCTTCCTTTAATGCTTCTTCAAATATTCCTTCTTCAATTACATCTAAACTTCTATAAGCTCTATCACTAATATTACCTTGATCTTCTAATGCCCAACAGAATTCACATTCTTTAGGACGTTCTCCGTTTAGCATCTTTGCACGTTGTTCTTTTTTATGCTTTGTATTATGTAAAGCACTTGGATCTTGTTGCAATTCAGTTAAAGGTATATGGTGACTTAACGGATGATAACAACTATGTGTGCGGCCAGTAGGAATATGTATGCTTACATTAAACCATTTAGCAAGACAAAAGCTAGGACTTATATTATTAAGTTTATCTTCTAATAGTTTAATATCTTCAAAATATACACTTTTGTATGCAGTACTAGTTGAATCTGTTTTTACCTTATCACCTTTTTGGTTATCGCTCATTCTTTTTCCAAAAATCTATCAGACATTCTCATAGGATTTTGGTAAATTTCTTTAAAAAATTTACTCTGAGAACCGCTTAGTGGTATTTCTGCTATAGGAATGTCGAGTTTATCTATAAGCAAGGCACCTAATTTTTCTATTTCATCGTTTATATTTTCTTCCGTGACGTCTTTACTAATTTTATCCCAATGCTCATTTAAATATTCAAAATCACGTACATTTATATAATCCCAATCTGTACACATTGTTTTGTACAACCCTTCTCTTGCACCATAAACTGCCCATAATCCGTTTTCTACGTCAGCACCTACCATTAACCAGATATACAATCGGTGTAGGTTCTTCCAATGATTTTTGTAAAAGTCTTCTGGAGAAACACGCACACCTCTGTCCAGTGCCATTTTAACACCTTCACGAAAACCTGCTCTCCAGGCTTGATGAGGAGTTGCATTATTGTGTACATCACAATATACTCCTTCCATTTGTATATATTTTATATCCCAGCAAAAATCTACTTGTGCGTGTTGATTTCTAGGATCAGCATTTTCGTGTGTTCTCATTCTAAGTACATAGTCTTTAGGCCAACATTTTAAACCGCCATTTCCATAAATTAATCCATTTATCATATTATTTCCGGCCCAGCTAATAACGCAGTTTGATAAATCTTCGTTTTCGTCAAAATCTATTGTTTGGTTTAGAAAATCTTGTCTAACAATATTGTCGCCGTCAACTGTAATGAACCTATCTGTTTCACTAAGTTCTGCACACGCTTTATGTGCTGCATCCGAACCTTCTACACCGTGTACACGTTTAGCCCAAGGAACTTTACTACACAAGTCTGCATAGTTTTTTTCTGCGTTAGGTTCATCATATGAAAGATATATGATATCATAGTCTAATACTTTGAATTTTGTCATTGTCTCACTTCAAAATTATACTTGTCAAAATACTTAGCGGTATAAATGCTTACGTCAGTTGGATTTATATTACCATCTACTTGATCTGTAACATTTACCTTTTCTTCATACAGTAAAGATTGATAACCAATCTTGATTGTGTTATGTAGAACATTAGGATCATTTTTGTCTGTAATACTAAAATTCATAACCAAATCAAATACAAATTTGCTCTCTAATTCTAGCTGTTCTAATCTTTTATCTTGGTCTAAGTAAATATACCATTCATCTTTGTAATTGGATATTGTTAGATCAGCATCGGGAACATTTTGTGGTATATTGTACAATCTATCTCTAACATTAGGAATCTTTATTTTTTCGATTTGATCTGTAACTTCTAATCTATTTTCAATAGGATTAAACGTAACTATAAAATCATCTAATCTACGCAGGCCTTTTTGAATGTCTTTAACATCGTCATAGTTTACATATATTGAATGATAACCAGGAGTTTCTTCTTCTTGATTGCATATTTTTATAATTTTACCATTATCGGGATCAAAATAAACGTGCATACCAACATTACTTTTTGATACTTCTAAATTCTTAATAAACTTTTGTAGGTTGTTTATCATTTTATATTCTCCATATATGTATTCAACATATAAGGTTTAACAAAATCTTTTTCTGTATAGTGCAAAATACCAGTCTGTTGGAAATTACCAATTTTTAACTGTCCTTTTTGATTCATATATACATCTACACAATCTTGCCAATTTGATTTTGGTTTAAGCCAATCTTGTATCTGAGACTTCATATGCACAAAATTAGGAAAACTAGCAACTTTATTTGTAATTTTGTCTTCACAATCTAGGATTATAGTTACAATTGCACTACAAACATCTATACTACACCAAGAAGGTCTGTTATCTTTTAGAAAAATTTCGTAAAATTTTTGCCAATTTTGAACTACAAATTCTAGCCACTTATAAAATTTGTGTGCAAAATCTCCTTTTTCAAAGTAATGAAAGCCACTATATAAATTTGGTAGATTATTAGAAGTAAAAGTTTTCCTATAATAATCATTTTCTATTAGTGTTCCTCTATATGTATACACTTTGTTTGTAAAAAACATTTCGTAGTTATCAAGAAAATTCCACCAACTAGATATGTTTTGTAATATTAAAATATCAGTATCAAGAACAATAGTTTTATCGTAGGGCGACATATGGTAAATTTTCCATCGATTTTGAATTTTCCACTCAAAATCAACTGCATCATCGTTCCATATGATAGGAATAATATTGTCGAACAAATCTACATATTTTGCAGGTACAGCATCATCTGTAATTATACTGATAAGCTCGTTAGGATTATGTTTTTTTAAACTTAGTGCTAATAAACAAGCCTGTTGAACATAATCAACTTTTTCGTTGTTTTGCGCAAGAACAACAATACCTTTAGTCATAGCCTACCTCGTCAATTATTCTATTAAGACTAAATTTGTTCATTACGTGTATACTTTGTCCTTTAGTACGCAAAGGAGTATATTCTCCAACATATTTGTCTTTTTCTACTAAAAAAATAAATTCAGTGTCATTTAGTTTCCATAAAATGTCTCTGTCTGTTGTATATAAATGTCTACCAGGAAGTTCAGAAATAAAACTACCTTTAGAAAATCCGTTCATTATATGTCCAGCAATGCTAAAAGCAAAATCATTTCTAAATAATGTGCTTGCTAGTTGATACACTGTACAATAATGATTCCAATTTTCCTGTATGTGTTTTATTAAATCAAAATATATTTTGTTCAATTTAGTTTTTCTAAAAAATACAACTGTTGCCCAATAAAAATCTATACTATAATCGCTTATATGATCAAACTCTCTTTCATCTCTTACTTTTGCTATGTCATCGGATTTTCTAAACATTTGTAAATCATTTGGTGAATCAAAACAATTTGCAAGTAGACTATTAGAAATAATGTAGTCTGTGTCTAACAACAAAGTTTCTTCATATGGAGATAAGTCATATGCATCTACTCTATAGTTATTTTTAAAATTTAATTTTTTGCTAGTAAGAGTGCCATCATAATAATCACGTTTGTTAGGTCCATCGTCTCGATAGTCTATTTTTATAATATTATCAAAAGTATCTTCAGGAAACTGTTCTTCAAGATACAAGACACTGTCTGTAATAATACTTACAGGTATATTAAGATATTTTTTAATTCTATTTGCAAGGAAAACTGCCTGTTTTACATAATCAATAGTATCATTATTTCTTGCAATTAACAATGCCCCTTTAGTCAATTTCTAAACCCACTAATCCTTCTACAGATCTATTCTTTTTTAGATTTTGATATTCAACAAAATAGTTGTTAGATGCGCTAAAATATGTATCTAGTATTTCAGAATTGAATTCTTCAATATTATCTATTTGTAAAGGTATACTATTATCATCAACTAAAATTATTTCATCTTGCTTAAAAGCTATCATAGTACTACAAAAATTAATAAGTTCTTTAGTAACAGTAAACTGACATCCGTTGTAAAAGAAAATTAAATCTTCTAGATATTTCTCTTTCAGTAAACGCTTTTGGTTATTTAATGTAACCATATAGTTAGAAAATTCAATTGCTTTTTCTAATCTTTCGTCCATATTGACACTCCTATAAGATTATAGTAGTATATAACAAAAAAATGCTTTTGTCAAGAAAGATCTGACTACAGATTTCTTTGGTGATCAGTAAACTTGTTACCTTGTGTGTCCTCGCCCCGCCAATACCTTTTTCCTACACCGTGAGGTTTTTGCGTGTCAGGACCGCCACGTTCTTTACCTGCGTTTATCATTTCTTGTTGCTCGTTTTTTACTTCTTCAATTGCATTATAATTTTCAGCAAGATCAATTTCAAAATTGTCTACAAAATATCTAGGTATTGGTAACACTGCACTGATTATATCACCTTTCTTGACATTTACTTTTACATTAGGAGTTAATATTTTTAAATTAAATGTAAAATCTCTGCGTAGATTGTCTGTTTCTACAACAGCAGTCATATTAGAAAGATTAGGTGTAAAATAATTAGGCGGATTAATCACCATTAAATTTATGCCTTTGGGTGTTTTGAAAGTGAATCTATTTTGTACCGTAATCAACCCACTACCAAAATGCGCACTAATATGTTGTTTATCTGTACCTTCACTATCTATAATTACATCATTAGGAGCATCGCCGCCATTCCAAATCGCACTAAAATTAGTTGTGCTTTTTATAGCAAATCCATACTGATTGCCTATTACTACTGGTAAACAATGTACTACGTGTTTATTGATCCAATTTCTAGTTTTTTTGCCCTTGAGAGGTTCTACAATTTCTAAGTAATCGTTTTTATGTAAATCATTTTCTGGTACTATCAGTATTTTATTTTGAGGTACATTAATCATCTTTTGTTAAAAATAAAACTATTGTATATCTTTCTCCACTAGTAACTTCACTGACTCCGTGTAGATACTCTTTTGTTCCTTTGAACTGTACAAGAGTACCCGGAACAGTCTTAGGTTCAATGTTTTGATTTGGAAAAAATATTTGTCCGCCTTTGTAATCGCTATTTAGATAGATCAAAACACTATAATGTCTATTTGGATACGGATGCGGAGATCCGTCTAGATTTTCACAATCTGCGTGAGGTGGATCTAGTTTATCTCCTTTGCGCCACCTAACAATTTGACAAGTTTCTACAAAACTTTTTTGTTTTTCATTTGCTTCTATCAATTTTACAATACGATCTTGGATATCTTTTATTTGTGCTAAAACATTTGGATTTGTTATTAAGTTGTAGTGTATAAATTTTTCACTCCAATGATCATTTGTAACAACCCAATCGGAAGTTGTTTTTGCATAGTTACAAATATCAGTGGTAGTTTGTTCGTCTAAAAAATTATTGTCAATGTAAATATCCTGCATACATTATATATTAGTATATGCAGGATATTTTATATAATTTGACTAAAACGAAGGTAAACCTCCCCCGGTAATAGTGAAGGTTGTGCTTGCACTTCCGGCTCCTGTTTGTGCAACACCTACTGAATAACTTCCTACTGGGAATGTTGCGTCTATAAAATCGTTACCACTAGAATTAGTAGTTCTAGATCCACTTGTATAGAAAGTACCATTTCTGTATACAGCATAAGAATAACTTGTATTAGGTATGCCTCCTGTTACACTAGCAATAGCCGTAGTACCAACCACGGATACAGATATCCCAATCTGATAGGACGGTGGAGGTGGTGGCGGTGGTGGTGGCGGAGGTGGTGGTGGCGGAGGTGGCGGAGGTGGCGGAGGTGGTGGTGGTGGAACCGAAGCCGTCACCGTTATACTGTCCGATGCTAATGTTGTTTTTGATCCAAACCAATCGTTCACCAAATATATTGTAAAATTACCAGTAGAACTAAATGTTTGTGGTAAACTACCTGGATTTTGTGTTGGTGCAAACGCTCCTATATAACTACCGTCTCTATAATATGCAAGATATACATCTGTTCCGTTTGACCAACTCCAAGATGCAGTAAATGTAGTACTATTAACAACTCCACTAGAAGGCGAAATAGCATAACTTCCACTAGCTGGTGGTGGTGGTGGCGGTGGGGGTGGCGGTGGGGGTGGCGGTGGCGGAGGTGCAGCCACCACTGAAAGATTTGCAGTTACTGACACACTTTGGCTTTGGCCGTTTTCGTCTGTATATGTCACAAATGCGCCGCCGACATATGTTCCTGTTTGAGCTAATATGACACTAAGAGAATGAGCACTTGTAGTTGTGCTTGATGATGTAACTGATCCACTAGGATTTCTAATATATGTGTAACTACTATTTCCAGTAAATCCTAGATTAGGCTGGTAATAGAACGTACCTACGTCGCCAACATAATGAGGTGCAGATGATGTTACAGTTACACTCGGTGTTGGTGCAGCTACAGGTGCATTTGCAATAGGAATAGTATCTGATGCAGTTGCATAACTTGTAGTTCCACTAGAGTTTGTGTAAGCTGTTGCAATACTTGCTCTCCAATTGCCTGTGCCGCTTAATACTTCGTGAAGTAGTGTTCCACTAGCAGCAGTAGAATTTGTAACTGAAGTGCTCGAGCTCGGTGGATAAATTGCTGCATAAGAGCTGTTTCCTCCTCCTCTAGAAAAATTAGCAGCTATCGTGTCGCCTATTATACCCGATGGTTCATCAAATGCTATAGAGGGCGTCGGAACAACCACTGCTGCACTTGCTGTCATTGTTGCATCTGCACCTGTTGCTAAATTAGGATCATTTCTGTTAAAAACAGCTATAGATGCTGTATATGTTCCTACGACACTAGCAGTACCAGAATCAGATCCACTATTTTGTGTGCTATTATAGATCTGCTGGCCATTAGGGTCAGTAACAGATACGATTGTACCAAATATTGTTTCGTTATTATTTGCATCCCAACTCATAGTGTAATTTGTAGAATTAACTGTACCTGTAGTTGGTGACCAGCTTATGCTAGGAGTGTTTGGGCTAGGATTTACAGGTGTTGTACTTGTATCTCCTACTGTTGTTGATGTTGTAGCTACTGCACTTCCACCGCTGGTTGCACTTACTACTACCTGGAATGATTCTTGCCCTTCTGTAGTTTGATCAGCTGTAGGAGATATTGAAAATTGTCCTGTATTATTATTAATAGTAAATGAACCACTTGTAGAACTAAAATCTGCACTTGAAGTTGTGAGGTTATTTATACGCCAATATAGTGAAGTTCCGTTTGGTATTCCTGATGTTGTAACTGTATATGTTCCAGAACTACCTTCACTAATTACATTACCCGCAGGTCCTGTAATCGAATAACTAGGTGCTGCTGTTGATACTGATGCTGTCCTAGTGTTGCCTGTAGAACTAAAGTTTAATGTTGCAGCACAATTAGGATAAACAGAAGTTGCTATAGCTACTAAACTTGTATTACCTAGTGAATTTGTATTTCCGCTACCTACAATTTGTGAAAAACCAGAAGTATTTGTAATAGTAAATGTATCAAACGGTGTAGCATTAGTCACATATATTCCTACTTCGCCGTTTATTCCGGGATCTATGGCTACCATTTGCACATTTTCATTCACTGCTGCTGTAACCGTAAAACTTATATTTGCTCCTGTATCAAGGAAATTTGCAGGAGATAGGTTATAATTTCTTGTACCCGGTGTATTAATAACAGCAGATAGAGACCAATTACCGTTGGCATCAAAATTGTCTGCGAGGGTGTCGCTTCCTGATATGGTAAATGAACTGTTTGGTCTGCCACCTGTTGCGCTAAGTGTAACTGTATCGCCTGTAACAGGATTAGTAGGAGATACAGATAACGAAACTGTATACGTATCAGTAACTGTATAATTTAACGTAACACTACCACTATTGTCATCTGTAAATGTAATACTGTAGTTGCCTGCGGGAGAACTTTGTACTTGTATACCTGCTGCAACTCCTGACGAGTTAAAATTACCTAAATTAAAACCATTGGCATAAAAATTTCCATTAGGAAATCCACCGCTCAACGAAACTTCTCTATTTGCTCCAGTAGCACCTGTTGTAATTGTAAAATTATTTCTATCCAATTGAAGATTAGATGTTACAGTCTGTGAAGCACTAGCTGTTGAAGGATTTCCTGTACTAAAAGTTGCTACCGCATTATATGTTCCAGGAGAAATGTGGTTACGTGACCAAGTTCCTAAACCACTTGAATTTAATGATATAGTATTAGACTGATTAATCAGCAAAGGACTTGTGTGAGAAGTGTTTATAGTAACTGATTGGAAGGGATCTCCAGAAACAGAAATGTTAAATGGCGTATTAGCTCTAATAGTAGAAGGCATAGTAATACTATTATTAGGATTGTCATTGTCTAATAAATCTAAAGAGGCACTAGCACTGTCTCCGCTGTCTCTGTGCGTCCAAGTAAATGTGATAGTTTTGTTGCCGTCATTTATGCTATCATCTTCAGTCTGCTTAACTATGCCAACATACCCACTATTTACTCCTCCGCTTTGTGTTTCGCTCCCTGTCAAACTTGCATATGTAAATGTAAAATCATTAGAATTAACCCCACTAATACTCCAATCAAAAATATCACCAGAACTATAACCAGTAGTAGCGATCTGTGCAATAAATACTCCGCCTTCTGTGATGCTAGTTATAGATTGTGAATTCTGGGTAAATGAAGGAGTGATACTTTTTGCAACAGGCGTTGTTGAAGTGTCTTGTATTGTTGCAAATTTAGCATTTGAAACATTATTAGGTCCACTTACTCGTGTCCCGAAAATTTCTGATCCTTCAGTTGTGGAATCTGCAACAGTTGTTCTAGTAAATGTGTATGTACCGTCGCCTGTGTTTGGTAGATTAGTTATTGTAACTGCTGCTGAGCCGCTCATTACACCGCCAACAAAGTCTGCTGCAACAGCATTTGTTCCACTAGTTGCATTTACATTAGACCAACTTACGTTTCCTGTTGATGATGACCAATTACTTACTGTACCTGTATATGTGTATGTGTTATATGTAGTTTCGTTACCAATAGTCGGTGATGTGTAACCAGTATCAACAGATAAATCATTGTTTACTGTGGGTATGTTATTGTCAACGCCTGCGCCCGTCCAATAAATTTTATAACTTTGACCATCACCTTCAGCTTTTAGTGCAGTAAAATCAAAAGTTCTATTTACAGCACGAAAATCAAGTACACTTTGAGGGATAACACTAATAGGAACTGTCAATGATGCAGGACTTGCACCTAAACTATACGTTTTAGTTGCAGATCCGGATGTTGAACTTATACCGTCTACTGAAACATCCCAAGCCGTTGGTCTGCCAGTTTCTTGTACTGTAACATTTCCGCTTGCATTGCCTGTGCTTGTAAGAGTAATATTAGTAGTAGAGCTTGTTCCTATTTGCACATCGCCTATATCCCACGCTGTTGATTGTGTTAAGTATGAACTAGGTGAAACATCAAATGTAAACACTTGCGGAGGAGGTGGTGGCGGTGGTGGCGGTGGTGGCGGAGGTGGCGCAACACTAGTATCATTTATTGTCATACTAATGCTATCTTTTCCATTATCTAAACTTAGAGTAAGTGTTTCAGACCCTTCTGTAATTTGATCTGCTACAGGACTTATTACAACTGAATTAGTTGTACCTACAACAAAAGATCCTTGTAACGGAATACCTAAATCAGCCTGTGAAGTTCCTGTAATAGTATAAGGAATTACTGTACCATTAGATACGTTACTAGTAGACAATGTTATGCTTGCGCTACTGCCTTCGTTTACATTACTTGCAGACCTACTCAAATTGTAAGTAGCAACAGGCGGCTGCGATGCACTTAGCTCAACAATGTTACTTCCTACAGGTACATCTGCTGATCCATATACCACTGTGTTATAAGTCTGCCCGTTAATATCTACAGATCCGTTTGGTATAAGTAATTGTGCGCTACTGGTCCAATTACCAAATACAGGCTCATCTATACTGAATCCGCCTGGACTAGGATCAGCAAAATTTACTTTAAATTGTATAGTCCTTGAATCTACATCTAGTGCATACAATTCATATTGACTTAAATTATAAGTGCCTCCTGCATTTTTACTGTAGCAAAGTTGGTAGCTACTACTAAGGTTAGTTGCACCAACATTTTGTCCATTACCTACGCCGGCATTGCTAAAAGTTCTATCACCTTTAAAACTTACAACTCCCATACTTTGCATTTCTGTTTGCCAGTCCACAGTTTTTTGTTGTGATCCTGTATAACTTACACTTGCACTAAATCTTACCTCACCCCCTGCGTTAAAAAAATGACGGCGAGTTTCGTCTGTAGGGAAAGTAATCGTAAAAATATGGTTAATAAAACTAGTCCATTGACCATTTACAGAATTTAAATATGTGCTGGTAATTTGATTGCCACTGGAATTATTCAAATCAGCAACATTTGCTTGTCCTACTGTATCTATCTCAAATCTATCATTTTCGATTTGAGTCATTAAATTTTCTAAATTTTGTATATAAGTAAGTTCTACAAGCTCAGCGTCATTGGGATTGTTGACAAAGTCTCCTACAACAAAATCATTTACTGAAACATTTCCAGCACCTAATTGGTGTGCTCTACATCTAATTAAATCTATGTATAAGTCTTCGTATTGTTGTGCAGTGATTTTATCACTAGAAGGAGGCGCAACAGATCTTGTTCCGTCTACATTTTGAGATGCATTAAGTGTTTCACCATACCCAAAGTCGGGTGCTGCTGTTAAAGATGTCCCTAGTACTTTTTCTAGCCTATCCTGTAGGCTGTTAAAGCGAGACGCTAAAATCGTTGTAGTTGTTGCCATTAACTTTCTCTTAGTTGCTAGTGTATTTATTCAAAAGCAACTTCAACGATTTTTTACTATCTTATATCAATGCCAGTTTCAACAACTATAACACTTTGTGATACAGTTGTACCGTCTACCTGTAATGATGCTTTCACTTGCCTAGTCGGCTGTCCGTCGTTTACACCCATTACATAACCCGGAACATATATACTTCCTGATCCTGTCGAAGTTGTAAAAGTTTGATCAAGCCATATGTTATTACCCACCATATCTTGTATAATGACTCTAAAGTTTGTGCCACCGCCGGTTGTATAGCTCCAAGCTACAAGGTCTCCTGCTCCATAAATAGTCAGCGGACTACCAAAGGTAATTGTTCCATCTGGTGTAGGTGTAGTAATAACTTCTACTGATGTACTATCTATCAATACTTCTTTTGTGATTGAATCATACAAATTGTAATTCCACACGCCAAGAGTATCCGGAGCATTTACTGTAAACGATCCTCCAGCACTAGTTAAAGCAATTAGCTGTGCTATTGGTCCAGTTACCGGATCTACAAATTCTAAATAAACTTGAGATCCTGGAGCATTTTGCACTGACCAAGTATATGTAAGATCTGTATCACTATATGCAACAGCAGGTAAAACTGTAAGAGATCCTGTAGCAGCTTGTTCTGCAAGTTCATACGTTGCATCAGCAATAAATTTACCATTCACAAACAACTCGAATGTATAGGTTCCAGTTCCGTTTTGAAGTGTACGAGATTTAGAGCCACTTGTGCCTACATTTTCTAACTGATTATCTCTTTGCACTAATGCACCATTTGGACCTATTATCTGTACATAGATGCTAGTTGCACCAGTTGTGCTCCAGGAGTATGTTGCTTCATTATTTCCTGAACCTGCTGCAACTGATATACTACCAGTAACTTGTTCAGTTATTGTTAGTGCTGCACTATCGACCACGGGTCCTATTTGACTATTTGCGTGTGCATTTACAAGATACTCGCCTGTAGACAATAATTCAGTTATATTAATTGAAGTACCATTGCCACTTACTGTAGTTGGTCCTAGGAGACTTCCGTCTCCACTTGCATCATATACACTCCACCATATAGATGTTCCGTCTGCAACATCAGTTGTTGCTAGATCATAAGTAGCAGATTGTCCCTCCTGAACAGTTTGTGTTGCAGGTGTTATGATATAAGTTGGGGTAGGTGCAGGTGCTTCTTCACGCTGTATCGTTAGTGTAAATTCTGGATAATTGCCGCTGTAACCAGGAGAAACAAATGCATATTTCACTCTATATGTTGTATTGTCATCATCTGGTACCGTTGCTGCTACACCTATATCTGCTGTATTGTAGTTTGCAGCGTATTGTAGCGTTCCGCTCGTTGGTGAAACAGCAGCATAAACGCCTGTTGGTTTTTCACTTACATAAGCTGACCAATCAAGGGGTAGTTGCCTTGGAGAGCTGCCTTCATCCTTGTATAATTTGAAAGTTGTTGAAGGTGTATGGCTTCCAGTCGCAGGAATAGTTATAGTCTCACTGGAGGTACTTAAATAAAGAGGAGTGTCTTCAACTTGTGGTTGTTCCACTGTAACATATTTTGTATCTGTGTTAACTCCTGGATAGCTATATGATATAGTATAGGTAATTTCTCCAGGTTCGGGTTCTGTAATTTGAACACTTGCATTGCCTAAATTATTAAAAGTTCCACTAATTAGTCCTGACCCAGATCCGTTTATAGTCCACGTTGTATTAGGTTGACCGCCTGTTGCTGTTATAGTGAAAGGTACATCTTCGGTTACTGTACCAGGAACTGTCCATACCACATCACTAGGCGGAGTTGTTGCGTCTTCATATGAAATATAAATTGTTTTTAGATTACTACCGTTTGGAGTAGTACGCAACACAGTGCCAAATCTTTCTGCATCTGCTATTCCGTCGTCAGCAAGGGTTCTAGAAAACTGTGCTGTGTTGTTTTGTATTGTAATCGAACCATTCATTGCACCGTCAGTAAAATCATTTCCGTTAACACTTTGAACAGCCTGCCCTGATTTGTGTGCCCAATAAAGAGTTGTACCGTTTGCTACATTCGTTGTAGTAACAGTAAAGGTTACTGTTTCACCTTCTGTCATAGATGACTTATCTGCTGACATATCATAAGTGGGTGTTGTATCCACTTCAGGAGTGACTCTTACAGGATAGCTAATAGATGTACCTGCAGTATGTCTTATTAATAGACTCATATTTACCTGTGTATCGCTATTAATAATAGCACCTATTTTAATTCTTTTCATAGCTAGGGGAGTAACTAAAAATGGAAAATTTATTTCACTGTTGGATGGGTTTGATACCGTCAATGCGCCCTGTGAAGGATACTGGGGTATAATATCGGTTACTGAAACATTACCACCTATGGAATATATATCAATGGTAGCAAATCCTGTATCCCCAGGAGGTAAAGTAAGGTTTGTACTTGCAGGTGCTACTTTAAGTTCTGGAGTTTCTGGTGGCTCTACTTCTATTTCAACATATGAAATTTGAATTGCGCCGTCGCCGCCGCTGTTAAATCCTGTAGACGATCCGCCGCTTGCGCCGCCACCGCCGCCATATGTTCCGCCAGTTGCCCCAGATCCAGAGTTTCCTCCAGCACTGCCGCCGCCTGGTGAACCTGATTGCCCTGCTGCACCAAAAGTGCCCGTGCTGTCAAGTTGTTGGTTAAAACCAACACCGCCGCCACCTCCAGCATCAAGGCTAGGACTTGATGATCCTGAGCCACCACCACCACCGCCGGCACCTGCGCCGCCGTTGCTGCCGTTAGTTGCTAGTATACCTGAAATGCTGCGGCCACCGTTACCTCCGTCTCCGCCGTTGGCATTAAGTCCTCCGGCGCCACCGCCGCCGCCTCCACCATAGGAATAATAGCCGCTTCCACCTCGACCACCGTTGCCGCCTGCTGATCCAGGAGATACAAATCCTCCAGGAGTTCCGCCAGACGATAAAACTGTGTTATCTAAAATTTTGCCGCCTGCGCCTCCGCCTGAGGCTCTAAGAAAACTGCTGGAACTCCACCAAGTAGATTCGCCTGCGCCACCTGCGGCTCCGCCTGCACCAACATCTACATTAAATTCCAATCCAGCAGTAGGTCGAGTATATGTATATTCGGCATAGCCGCCACCACCGCCGCCGCCGGCGCCGTTATCTTGACCAGAACCGCCACCGCCAATAACTTTGACTGTTAAGGTTTCGAGATTTCCAGGAACTCTATAATAATAGCTACCAGGTCCTCTAGTTACACTAGGGCTAGTATTTGGTATTTCTGTACGCACATTTGTTGGGAATGAGCTATCAGTGATCCTAGTCCTTGCTTCTGGTGGTTTGTTAAGCACAATTGTACCGTTAATACTACCTGTTCTTATTTGTACATCAAACGCTTCAGGTCCTTCTAGTAAATTGTCAGGTCTAGTTATTAAAATAAATGATCCAGTATTGTTATTAATTGTAAATGAACCGCTAGGTGTTTCTGCAAAATCATCTTCGCTTATGTTACCTTCAGCCTGGAATACTGTGTAAAATAATTCTGTTCCATCATCGAGATTGGTAGTAGTGACAGTATATAATACTGTTGCATTATCTTCGTCAACAACATTTGTATTTGCACTAACTGCATAAGTAGGATCTGGAGCTTCTACAGTACCTAAACTATCATCTATGATTGTAATTGCACCTGTTTGGGCAACCTGGGTAGTTCTTTCTATGTTTGTAAATAATCTCAAACGGAAAGATTCACTACCTTCGGTAATTGCATCTGCTCTTATGTTTCTATTTACTGTTCTTTCAGCCTGTGTATATGAAGATGTAATTGTAACACTACCTTGCAGTGTATTATCCTCAAAATCTGCTGCTGTAATATTGCCACTTAATATTTGTGTGTCCCAATATAGTGTCACAGGAAAATCTACATTTACTGCCTGTACTATGTAATCTACACTAGAATATTGTCCATTAGCAACATTTCCAATTTCATACTGATCTCTTGCTGTAGTAATACCGAAAGAATATTCTGGATTCTTATTCACTTCGGGGGGAATCTCATAACCTGATAGTGATGTTTCAGTGTATAATGAAGGAGACTTAACACTAACATAGTTACCTACTGCTCTATAAACTTGTATGTTGCTTTCTAACTTTCCGTCAACGTTGTTGTCATAATTAGATCCTGTAGACGAATCATTGAAATCTACTTTGAATTCAATCTTTTTATCATCTACTTGTCTAGCTTTTATAGAATAGTTATTAGATGCATAAAGACTACTATAAGTTCCGCGGCCACTTTTTTGAAAGATTGTCTGGAAGCTAGTTGTTAAGTCATAATTACCAATGTATGTCTGCGGAACGTTGCCTACAGTAGTTGTTGTATATCCAAAAGATACAGTGCCTACATCATTACACAAATCAGCCCAGTCTAATCCTTTTGCATTTCTTGCTCCAACATTTGCAGTAGAAAAACGTATTTGTCCGCCTGTATTAAAAAAATGTCTTCTATGATTAGCATCATCAAAAGTGACTGTAAAAATGTGTGATATTACATCATTCCATCTTGCAGATCTATTATCTGTTAACTCTAATTTTTGCTCAGCCTGTGAAGGATGAATATTAAATTTATCTGATTCTACTTGGGATATTAAATCTTCAAAATCTTCAAATCCTTTTAACTCACCCTCAGGATCTGTAGAAACTAAACCATCATCATTAACAAATTGGCTTGTGTCTTCAGCAATTGTATTTAAATTGGCTGTAACCCTTGCAATACTTAAATCGCCTGGTCCTACTTGGTGCACCCTTGCATTTAAAATATCTGTATAAATGTTGTTTATATCAGAAGCTCTAATAATACCGTCTGTGGCATTAACTTGAGAACTGGCTAATGTTTGTCCGTAGCCATTTTGGCCCGATCCTTCTCCATATACTAACGCAATCCTATTTTGCAGGTTATTAATATCAGCTGCTTGGATATTAGCCATAACAATTCCTTATACTTTTAGAACACATTCTACTAATTTTTCATCTTCATCGTTATTTGTTTCCAATGCAATTCCGACTAAAGCATTTGATTGTATAGTAGTACAAACTCCTTCATCCCAAGCATACACAGCTTGACCTTTGGATACTGGGCCTTTTATCCTTACCGGAACTCTCCCTTTCAAAGCAATAGCTTGGCCGTCTGCTTCTGAATTCATCAAATATGCAGGCTTTTCTGAAATAACACCTATGCACAAATCGCTAGTTTTTGCAGGCCTTGTTTCTTCATCTCCGCCTACTGCCATTGCTGTTCCTACAGGACATTCACAACAGGTGGTATATTTTTCTGCTAAGTCGGCATATCTAGCCTGTGTAGCTGTACCTTGAAACAAATTAGCAACAATATTTCCGTCTGCTGTACGCACAGCAACAGTATTATTAGAAAGCAATTGACTTCCTGTTGCATATTGGCCTGTTGCATATTTTAATTTATCTGCGTTGTCTGCTGTTCCTCTTAAATTTGTTGCATATACTTCGTTCCATCTAAGATCAGCAGTACCTATATCAAAAGAATTATCAGAACCAGGTTTAATTCCTATAGAATCAACACGCCCAATTTCTTCTGTAGTTCCTAGGTTATTAGTTACTCTCCAAATTATACTTTGTGTAGGTAAAGTATTTTCTAATATTCCATTGTTATCTGCAACATACATTC